GGTGTTCTCCAAGTGTATTAATCTCAAACGATAGTTCGTTCTCAAAGAATACATCAGGAAGCGCATCGCTAGGTTCTGTCTCAAATATGAACAAAGAGTCAGCACGATAAATCTGAAACTCAGCCTCAATAGATGATATTCGCTGAGCTACACCGCACTTTGGTGTACCTGACATAAATAACTGAAGCTGATTGCTTAGTGTATTTCTATAGAACTGATAGTAGTTTATACATGTTGTTGGTGTAGGAAACCCTGTTGGATATGAGCCATTAGGATATACAGCTGTACCTGTAAGTAGCACGTTACTCGATATATTCTGAATAGGACAGTTAGTCACAGGGTTATTGTCAGGGCCAACCCAAGAAACACCATCATCTAAGGCGTTACCAATATTGTCATTGACAAACCACTGATACATGTCAGTGTAGTTGCCTTGAGAAATAAAATTTTTCTCTAGTGTGTATATCCTTGCTTCGCAGTTCTGATTACTGTCTCCCTCTTCACCTCTCTTAAACTTAAGTTTTACTTTTATGATTGTACCCTGAGGGACATCATAGTCAACATAAAACCCGGGGGCAGCAGGGTCCTCAGTGTTCATAGGATAACCTACCGTTGGGGCAATTGGATTTGCTTGAGATACATTTGATATAACACCCTCTGATATGTACGAGTTCTCATTAAATACAGCACTAAAGTCGTTAGGTTTAATCTTCATGTACACACCACCGGGAATAGGTATATTTATCGTTGGGTTCGATGGACTAGGTATCGAAATAAAGTCTGCTGCCTGAGATGCAACCTCAAGAACCGTAGCATATGCACATACATCTGTAGCTCCTTGAGAGTCTCTTTTGACAATAAGCCTATCTCCTGCATTTACCTTTCTTGCATTCTCACCCTCTAGATAGAAGTAAACATTTCCGGTCTCAGGGTCAACAAAGAAAATATTTGTGTAGATTGTTTCATACGTGTCTTTATCTGCCTTTATGACAAACTTATATCTTGTAGCCCAATATGGGGCTATCTGAGGAACAGGGACAGATGGTATCTCAACAAGTATGCGATTCTTTTTGTCTGAGTCACCGCACGGCACATGAGCTGTATTAAATTGACTAACAAGCGCTGTAGTGGAGCGGCCAAAGTCGTCCATGTATACAATTCCAATCTCATAGTCACGATTGCTATGCAGGCTTTGATTCTGTGATATTTTTTGAAAGAAAGACTCCGCAGAGTTAATCTGCATGTATTCATATGCTGTATATGTTGGTGTTACTAAGTTATCCACGTAAGCAACAGCAGGAAACTGAAATGAAATAACATCTCCAACTGTATTTAATGCTGATACCAATAGGTTAGCAGTATTAATACCACTTGTGTATTTTGAGTAAGTATCTAGCGTTGATAGCATTGCGCAATTAAACGCGTCTGATAGCGTAACACCATTACACGAGTTAGCCATCGTCTGAACATTTGTAATAGTTCCAACTGCATCTTGAAAAGATGGGTCTGATACCATATCAAACACACTTGCAAAGTCTTGAGGTAAGTAGTAGTTGAATGATACATTCACACTATTATTTGTCTGAATAGGGTATGGTGTGCTCCCTGAAAACGCTGAGTGGCTTAATGAGAAATCAATTGTAATTATTGACCCCTCAGTAAGAGATATGCCTGAGAAATCAACATCTACAACGGCATTATTAATAGATACTGCTCCGTCAATAGTATAATTTCCCGATGCTAAAGAATTTACTACATCAGTTAAACCAATATTTTCAGAGGTTAATACGGTAGAATATTCAAATCTTACCGCATTCCCAAATTTGTCTAGCAAGTCATACCCCTCTAAATAGTTTCCATACATTAGACGATTACCCATAACCGTCTGTGCCTTAGCTAATAATGGCACATTGTCGTATAGCCTTAGTATCTCTGACTCGGGAAGTATTGTGTATATCTTGCTGTTTGAGAAGTTGTATGTGTAGTCTGTGTTGTCTGATAGACCAAGCTCCGACTTATCAAGCTTCTCAATAACTCTAATTACATTGCTCTCCATCTCCTTAAAGAGAAGGTCTACACCAACAACAAGAGGTCCTCCTGTGTTATATGTAATAACAACATTGTTAAATGAGTTCTGCATACCATTATTTAGGTAGTCAGAGTTGCTAAAATCAAATTGTTCAGGTTGAAATGCAGGCTCACTAAACTGAGATGTTGCTGAATACTGATTTTCAGCATATCTATATCGGTATGCAAAGCATATGAATCTATCCGTCAAGAAGTTTGCTTGGTTTGGTATAGATGTAAGCTGAATTTCAGGAGATTCGACAGGTGGCTTCTGAATTACTTGAAGTCTTTCTTTAAATACATCAGGAAAAGATGCCGATAAAGATGGTACGTAGTAGTCAATATTGCCTGAAGATGGGTTTGGATAGTTATCCTTTACATTTATAAATCTTGGTGGATTGTAGTCATCCGTCCAAAAAAGTAGGTCATCAATCTTATTTACACCTGTAATAACGTACTTCTCATTAAAATTTAGCGTAGTGTTTGAACCACCTCCATCATCAATGCTAATAACGTGATACGTTAGTATGTTTGTGAGCACATTGAACGACATAATTAAGTCAAGCTTGCCCGTAGCCCCTACAGGAAAGTTTGAGTCGTGTACAAACCAATAGATGGTCTCGTTGGCACCATCCTCAAATGCACCAATAGTCTTTGCTTCTGTACTTAGTGGAGTACCGTCAATATAGACCAATGTAGTCAAAGGAAGATTACCTTTTGTGTTTTCAATGGCTCCTATACTTTTCTGCTCAGTAGAGCCCATACGTACATTTAGCGCGTCAATATATTGACCATCGGGTATAAGTCGTTCATCAACGACCTTATTCATTATACCCTTGTTAAAATTTCTTGTGAGCTTTGCCATATTACTTCATCCACTTATCCTTACCGCGCATGTTCATCAACAGTCTACCCGGGTGAATATTGCTTAATCTAATTTTTGCATTTCGTAGCAGAGAAGACTTTTCTTTCCTAGCCCTAGCAACAATATACTCCTGCACACCTAGCTTTGAGTTGAGTATCTCGTAAGATATGTATGCATAAACATACTTCTCAAACAACTTATTTACAGTAACTAAGCTATCATCACCATTCTCCATACCATCTGATATGTACTCAAGGATAACAGATTCACCTGACATATGCGAGCTAAAGTTAATAACTCCTGCCTTCTTATCAATAGTAAACTGAGGATTTCCGTTAGCCGTCTCAGTATTTAATCCGTATCTAGCTCCAATTCCTGCCTCAAAATACCAATCTCCTTCATAATACCAACCGTACTGCCCATTATACTGACTAAGTGGGTTTAGGTAGATACTCTTTTGAGTTCCTGTAATTCGGTCAAAGTCAAGCTCAGAGTACTGTGGCTCAAGTGCATTTCCGTTTTGGTCAAAAAGAATCTTGCAATTATTGTCTTGAAGGTATGCCTTTGCGGACTGAACTTGAATATTCTCAGTCATCGGTCTAATAACACCATCCTTATATAGCGAGATTCGCACCCAATTGACATAGTCAGAAGGTAGAACGAACCTTAGTTGGTCACACACTGTAAGCTGAAGTACTTTAATTTCCTTAAACGCATCGTAATTAAGCTCTTGTACAGCTCTTTTTGCGTGAAATATAATCTTATAGCGCTCCTCATTATTGATTAATGAATGGTTACCTGAGTACATCAACAAAAAATTATTGACAATGTCGTGTAGACTTACGTACTGATATGACCCCCAATTGGCGTCTTCAGGCTGATTACCACCATTCTCGTAGTACTGATACTGTGAAATATATGCCATGGTCTATTATTGTTGTGTACTAAATGCAGGATTCTCGGCCTGCTCTTGCTGAATTGCATACTGTGCAACTTGAATCTCTCTGATTGACATACCACAGTACTGAAGAATCTTCATAACTAACTTGTATTCATCTTCAAATGGAAGCTCGAAGTCTTGGTAGTCCGGCTGTGATTGGTCAAACGCAGGCTCTCCGTTAGGTAGGTTTATGTATGTCCATTTAGGGTCTTTTGGCAATCTAAAGTAAGAACACTTTAATGATGATGCACCGTTAATGGTATCAGGATAAACAGTAATGATATCACCTTCAATAATATAAGATGGATATTTTGTAGTAGGAGCCGTAAGCATTGAGTCCAACAACATGTATAAACGTGCGTTAGCTACCTT